AACATACACCGATCCTGTACCATTTGCTTGTACATTAATATCTGCATTTGAAACGTTTGTTGTTATCGTTGCATTGGCACCAAGGAATAGATTGTTCGTCAAGTTGAGGTTGGTTGTGGAGAACATGCCTGGAACTTGTACAACTGTTCCACCAATTGTTACCTGTCCTGTAGCATTTGGATTTATGTTAATACCTCCACCTGAATTTGTTGCAATAATACCATTTCCACTGATTGCAATATTGTCAATGTCTAACTGTCCTGTTATAGCAACATTTCCTGTTATGGTTTGTCCAATTGTAGTCATCGCTTTCTTTACATCTACGACGCCACTTCCATTGGCTGATAATTCAAGATTGGCATTTGATGCATTTGTTGTAATGTTGTTGTCTTTAATTCTTACAGCATCTATGTCTGATTGTCCTGTGACTGTATGTGTACCTACTGTGGTAATATCTACTGTTGTTAAAGTAGAAACTGCTGTTGTTGGTGCAATCAATCTAATACTTCCTGTGCCATTGGCCTCTAATTCTAAATCGGCATTTGAAACATTTGATTTTACTATATTATTGTCTAATGTAATTGAATCAACAGTTACTGGACCTGTCATTGTCGCCGCATTAATTGTTGGTGCTGTTAAAGTTTTGTTTGTTAATGTTTGTGAACCTACTAGTGTTGCCACTGTTGAATCTATTTTTGTTGTAACTGTTTTGCCTGATGCACTTGTTTCGATTCCTGTTCCACCTGAGAACTGTAATACTTCAGAATCTAAGTCAATTGAATTTGTTGTTGAGTCATCTGATGTGAAGTCTAGATCACTTGCTGTGACCTGTGCGTCAACATAAGTTTTAATTGCACCTTGTGTGGCCAATAGTGTTGCACTTGATCCTAATGCACCATTGTCAACGCCTGTAACTGTTGCACCTGTTGCCAATGCTAAACTTGTTGATAAAGTTGTTGCACCTGACACGTTTAAGCCTTCGTTTATTTGTACCTGTGTTGAATCATCTGAACTGATTGATGTTCCTGAAAATTTTAATGAGCTGGCTTTAACTGCACCTGTACCATGCGGTGCCAAAATAATATCTCTGTTGGTAGTTGAAACAATGCTGTGAGTAACAACATCTAAAGCGCCACCTAACTGCGGACTAGTATCAAGTGATACCCTTTCAGTTAAGGAAGTACCGTATAATTCGTCAAAGTTGTCGTTTATCTTGTCAAATGCTGTTCTTAATGGATCACCTGTACCGTCGTTTGCACTAGATCCTATGCCGATTGTTTGTTTAGCCATGCTTTATATAATCCTTTTGTTACGATTATTTATTCTAAATTTTATAAACCGAATGTAAAACTATAGGTCGATTGCTGTTCTTTGGAATTTGAATACACAACTATCACTAGTGATGTTTGTTGCTAACAATCTAACATTACCGTCATCTACGTCTGCTGTGAATGTGCATAGTGGTGCAGAGTAAGATCCTGTGTTTCCAAACACAGTCACGTATGCTTCGATTGTGCTGTCAGCACTTGGTCCATGTATCACATTGGCTTCTACTATTTCAAATCTGCTGTTCGTTGCATCTGCTATTGATATAAAATATTTTGCACTTCTGTACGTGGCAGAACTAAATGCATCTATCTGTGTTGTTGCAGACGAAGCCACAGTTGTTGTGCTGTCAGCGATGTCTGAGTGATTTAATGAAGTACTTACTGTTGCAAAACCTAAGTTTCCTGAACCATCTGTTTTTAAGAATTGGTTTGCACTGCCATCTGATGTCGGAAACAACAAGCCACTCAAAGAAACTTTTCCTGAACCGTTACCCGACAGTTCAAGATTGCTGTTTGATGCATTTGCTGAAATTGTATTGTCTGCTATTGTAACTCCATCGATGGCCATTGAGTTGTTCACTGTGATTGTAGTAAATGTTCCTGCCGCCGCTGAATTGGCTCCTATAACTGCTCCATCTATGGCTCCGTCATTGATGTCTATGTTTTCTATTTTAACTTTGCCTGAGCCTGAAGCAGAAAGCACAAGATCCGAGTTGGACTGTGTGGTTTTTATTTCGTTATCTTCTATTGATATATTTTCATCTATGATAATTTTTGGTGCTGTTACTGATCCTGTTCCACTAGGGGTTAACACAAGGTCATCATTGCTTCTGTTGGCACTAATATTGTTACCGCTGACTACTATGTTACCGGAGAACAACGGAGACTCATACAACTCTGTGAACATAGTGTTCACTTTTAACATAGCCGCTCTTAACGTATCACCTGTACCGTCGTTTGCATTTGTTCCTACGTTTAGTGTCTGTTGTGTCATACTATACCTTAATAGGTCTCCTAATAAATTTTAAAACCTGATTGTTAGTGTTATTTACTGTTCCTAGCAACCTAACATTACCGCTGTTAATGTCTGCTGATAGGGTAATTGAATCATATATGGTAGATCCGTCGCCATCACCGTTTGTTGCCGCACCAAATGTGCTGACATATGCATTCGTTCCGTCGTGTGTTACGTTTGCATCAATTATTGTGTACCTGTCGGCTGTGGCATCTGAAATCTGTATGTGATATTTGGCACTACGATAAGTTGAGGCACTAAATGAGTCAATAGCTGTTGTTGTTGAGTTAGTCAGTGTTGTTGTGCCGTCATCGATGATTGAAACATCAAATATTATGCTTGAAGTAGCCCATGATAGTTGACCGCTTCCGTTTGTTTTTAAAACCTGTCCTACTGTACCGTCGGTGTTTGGCAATTTGATGCCTGACACATCAACATATCCTGAACCAGCTGGGCTAAATTCTATATTGCTGTTTGATGCATTTGTTGAAATTGTATTGTCTGCAACAGTAACGCCATCAATGATCAATGCAGAGTTGTTGTAGTTCAATGTTGAAAAAGTTGCAGAAGCTGGTGTTGTTGCACCTATCACTATTCCGTCTATCTCTCCACCGTCTATGTCTGGGGCAGAAGGAAGTTGGACTATTCCTGTTCCCGAAGCACTTAATACTAAATTAGCATTTGATGTGTTGGTTGTAATATTGTTGTCTGATAATCGTACTGTTGAATCTATTGTTAAAGCTGTTGACATTCGAACAATCCCTGTTCCATTGCCTGCCAACACTATGTCTGAATTTGTTAGTGTCGATGTGATGTTATTTTCTATAAAGTGTATTTGTGATTGTGCTGAGCTTGTGGCAAATAGTTCCGTAAAGTTTTCGTTTATTCTTACACCCGAAACTCTAATACTGTCGCCGGTTCCATCATCAGCCTGTGTACCAATCCTGATTGTTTGCTTAGCCATGTTAGATACTCGCTAGTGTGATCTTTTTCCATATCACTGTGGAACCATCATAGTTCGCAGTGCATACATATAAATTTGTTGCGTTCCAAGATATAGATCCTGCTACGTCACCTGTGTTTCCAATTGCGGTTGCAGTTTTTGTTGTTGTGATCACTAGTCTGTCTGCATTGACTTTTACTTGTCCTGTACCGTTTGGATCTAGTATTATGTTACCATTTGTGTCAGCACTTAATAAAGTGTTGCCGGTCATTTGTAGATCACCAGCCAATTCCGCAAAGTTGGCATTGATCTTAGTCATAGCGGTACGTAAAGTATCGCCTGTTGCTGAATTTCCTGCTGTTCCTGTGTCTACTGTTAATCTTGTCATAATATGATACACGTATTTATTAAATAATAATATGTTCATAGAAATGCTTAAGACCCTAAGATTGTACAAGAGGGAGAGCAAATTAGGTACGATGCACACATTTCATCGTAAGAATACGGTGTATGTATTCAAATGTGATTCATGCAATGAAAAGTTTATGCGACCTAAATCGCAGGTAGATCCAGCTCGTGCTTCGAATGACTACAAACATGTCTGTTCAAATTGTGATACAAAAAAGTATGCACAAAAGATAGGTGTAAAAATGCGTAAAGTGTATAAGATAGACGCTAGTTCAACTCAAACTTTATAGTTCAAGCCATTTAATACTATCACGTGATCCGTCTATCCACCTTTGAAGGTCAGCGTAGATGCCTGCTTTAATGTTAGGTTGATCCAAGTACCATCTTAGAAAGGCGTTGCCGTATAGATATTCTTTACGGTTGATAAAATAAAAATTTGTACCAGGAAACTTTCTAGTAATTTGTCTTAGTTGATACATCCATTCATATTTTAGATATGCCTTCATGCTTTCTCTGTCTGGATAGTTTGGAGAATTTTTATAGATGTTATTTTGTATTCTGCTAGGAGTTTCCATTTCCCATTGTTGGGCACCTAGTATA